CTCCCCCAAGGTGGTCCCTGGTGCTGCCGTGAGTCCCTCTGTAATAATTTGGAGACTTCCCAAGTCATAAAACCTGGGGTCACTAGTATACCGATCGACCTTCGCTGTGTCTCTGATATACTTTGTGATTATTGTTGTGTCACGGACAGCACACTCGATGGGATGGATCATGTTAACTGATGGTTTGGTGATGGTTGCAAACTCTGAGTTCTCCGCTTCCACAGCACTCTTGTACAGCGGCTCAACTACGTTGTAATTCGTAGCGAGAACAACCTTGCCCATGGCGGTGCCTGAGGCATAATCACTACTGGTTGATCGATATTCAACTACCATGCCCTTGAGCCGATATTGTTGATAACCAGTGGCAATATTACTAAGCCATGGGAATAGTTCCTTGGTGCCTGGGTTGATATTGTATGCTGTATTTGTGAATGTTGCAGGTGATTCCGGAGTTGCGACATTAGACACAAATTCACGATGTCTTACTACCGTGCCTTTGTTGCTGCCCTCAAACTTCGGCATTGCGTGTCCAATGACTGACTCACGTGCAATTGAGTTGGTGTTGACCACATAGTCACCGTACCCTGTGATCCTGGAAAACTGGGCCCCAATTCCGGCGCCCCGCATCGCTCCTGGTATTCCGCCCAAGCCGGCACCAAGTGCCGCGCCGGTAACCATAGCGGTGCCACGTGGTAGCTGTTTGAGTAGATTATCCACTCGCCCAGCCAGTCCTCCACGTCCCTCAAGTGCACGTTTGCGTCTCGAATTTTGGTTTCTGTTGCTATTTGCGTTGTTTTGTCTGACTACTAGTGTTCCTTTAGTCATTCTATTTGTTGTTGTTTGTTGTACTTGTTCTATAAATCAATTCAACGGGAACATCATTCCTATGTCGTGCGGGTCACCAACCGGGTTGTCCACGTCGAGCTTACCAAATTCGATCATGGCCGTCTGCCTGTAAAGTTGCTCAATTACCTCCTGTTCCCGGGGAGATACGCCAAAAGTGTTGTAAAAGGCGACACGGTTCTCAATGCTTACTTTGTCAGCAGAGATCATACCGGTAGTGAGGTATCCAAACCCTGAGTCTTGTAACATTCTCAGGTCGGCGGTGGTGGTCCCGGGGAATGCCCGGTAGAAACTACTATAAATTGGTGTACTGCCGTAACTCGCTAACCCAGCTGTCTTCATCTGGGCACACCATTTCCTGAACACTCCTGGCTCCTTGAGACATATGCAGTCTTTTGATAATGCTGCTAAGTTCCGCACCATTATCCAACGACCGTCAATGAAACAAGGACGAGTTTGACAGAAGTCAATGTGTTCGAAAACGTCAGTGAAGCCTTCCTCCTTAAGAGTAAAGCCTAGCCTGTGGTAGAACAGTTCAACCGGCATATGGGTCGTCAGTTTCACCATGAAGGTCGCAATGTACACACGTTGCCAGTTCGCGGGGTCCACTATAGCTAATCTCTGCAACGTACCCTCCTGTCCGGTTAGTCGCAGAATTTTCGCATAGTTTTCCCTTGAGATAATGACAACGCAGTCATCACCGTTGTCGATGACGCGTACCTCATCTGTGGTGAAGCCCATATAGGTGATATAGTATGAGTACAACATGGAACACATCAAGAGCTTGTTTCCGAGACTGGTATTCATGTCTCCGCTCATTCGTGATCCTGTTTTCTTATAAGAATACTTGACGCTTGTACCATATTCATCACGACAATATACTGACCCGACATTCATTAC